CGGTACCGTAACCATCACTGCGAATAACGTAGAAGTTAAGCGCAGGGGTGGGTGCGGCGGCAGCAACTGTAATAGGATCGACTAACATGACGTCTCCTTGTCAAATGCCCGAACATATCTGGTCAGGCACGTTAGAGTGGGGAACGCTTCAAGAGAAGCGCACCTACAATGGCTTGCTGAATCGCTGACAAACTTGGTAAGTTTGACACCGATTTTACACCAGAGAGTTTCCCGACATCCTTACGGATGCTATACTTCCAATTACACACACTAGAGTGCCGCCACCAGATCGTCTGATCATCGGTGACGGAGCTATTGGGTGTAAAAGTGTTGTATATATACGGGTTAACTCCTTTCTCGGCAAAAGATGTGGTAGCCGTACCTTTAGAAACATAGGTAAGGAAACCAAAGTTGATTAGTGAGGGGTCGCGATTGAGTGCATCCATAAGTGAGATGTACTCTCCGAGGCCACTGAACCAATCATACAACCACGTCCAAGGGACCAGATTGTACAGGTCCGTTGGGGTGACATCTTGTCCCCTTAACTTCTCCAAGAGATCTTGGCGAAGGGTGGGAACGTCAATACGCGGAAGATTTATGACAGCATTGACTACGCAACGTAGTTCAATGTCTCTACTGGAGGTAACTCCAATAGTACTGCCCATAAATCCTCTTGGCGTACTGCTATACGAGAAAGTTGGAGGGCTGCTGATCCGATCAGTAAATCTCTTACGTGATCGGAAGCTTGTCGGCTTACCTTGCCTTTCAAGAAGGTAGTTAATCCTCTTGGAAAGCTTGGTAGGTAACGACAACATGTCCTTGACAGCGTTAAAGGTACTCTCCCAACCAAATTTCTCATTGAGAAATTGGTTGGATATCTTATTGACCGCTCCTTTCGGATCGAGCAATAATTTGGGAGAATCTTTAACGAACTTAACGGTCGACCTAAGCATTAAAGGTAGATCTTTAAGTTCCGCAACGTTGTAAGAAAGCTGAAACTGCCGATGTTCTGGTAGAGCTTGCTCAACCAGATCCAACTTATATTTGTTTATATAAGTTGAACTATCGGCCCTTTCCGCCGCCAAAACAGCGTCTAGGCTTGCAGGGGACATGATCGCACTGGGACCTATCACATCACTGTGACTTTGCTTGTACAATCGATAGTGTTCGAAAGGACAAGCTAGCACATCGTATCCGTCACGTCGATAAGATATGGCGGAACGACTCGAAGAATGGATTGTCGGGATGAAGATCTCGTACTCTCCAAACTGCGAGTTGATGGGTCGGGTACGTTTAGTCGTATCCGAGATGAACCCCAAATACCCCAACTGCGGACTCAAGTTCGTAGTTGAAGCATTTGGAGGTAATGCCGTACACGTGTACTGGTTGGGAGAAAAGAGCCCAACACAGCCATCGCGGCCAATGCAAGATGTACCGGTATCGTAGTTCTTAATGCTACGTGTAGCGGGCCAGATGCATTGAAAGCGGCGTGTACGATTCACCGGAGTGATTATTGCCGTACCAACCTCGAAACGAGCGTAAGGATCCAAAGCAAAAGCTAAGGAACCCAACAAGTTCGGGCCGAGGAGGTTATAGGCAAATCGCTCAATCCCAGGCGATGAAGCAGCAAGGAGACTTCGAGCGCGAGCCTGAAAAACTTTTTCAGGATCAAGTCGTTTGGTTACATCGGAATAAGCATTCGATTTGGCCAACTCGACAAAGTGCTCGGGCATAAAGTCTTCTCCTACTGGCGAACAAAGGTGGATGGACGCTTG